CTACAAGGTAAGTTTCCACAAGGTAAAAGTGGTACAACTAACTTAGCTACCACAGGTGGCGCTAATACAGTTACGGTAGCTGTCACCAACAACCAAGCAGCCACTAGCACTACAACACAAGCGGTTACAATCACTGGTAACATTGCTAATACAAGTCTTACAACCGCACAACTAGCCTCACACTCTCATAGCCAAAATTTTTGTGGTGCCTTTGGACAAGGTGGCGGTCCACAAGGTCTAGTTAACGAAAGAATAAACACGGCACCATCCGTAAGTAATACAGGTTCAGGAACTGGTCATAACCATTCACATACTTTAACAGGTACTTTGACAGGTAACATAACAACGACTTTAACTGGAAACGTAACTGCAGCAGGTAATAATGCTTTTTCACCTTTTGTAATTACGCAATATATTATCAAACATTAGGAGATATTAATGGCTACACAAATAGTAATTACAAACAAAGATGCCATAAATTTGGATGATAGTTATGTCATTTCATGGGCAGATAAAGGTAAAAATTGGGTAGATGCATGGTGCCCAGATAATTATCATTGTGTAATTTGGAACAATCTTACTGGACAAAATGAAATACAAACAAAAGATCCTTCAACTGGTAACATGACTGGTAATACAGATTTAAATGCTACAAGTGATGCTGTTGGATCTACCACTGTAGCTGATTTGCTTACATGGGGTGAAACAAGAAAAACTCAAATAGAAGCAGCTAAGCAAGCTTATAATGATGCAATAGCTGATGACGCAGCTAATGGCACTAACAATGTAGGTGATAAAACTTGGATAGATTACGATTCAAACTACTCGTGAAAAATACCACGTATTTGTAATACCTTTCTTTTCTTTGGCCCAGTGACAGCGCACACTTTGTGCATAATACCATTTTTAATTACAACTAAACTATTGGGTTCTGAGTATATACTTAAAGGTAAACCTCTTCCTGTATCAATCAAAGTTTCTCCTCCCCAGTCTTTATCCCAATCTTCATGAATATATAAAGAATAATTTAAAGTATAACCGCTGTCATGGTGCCAATTTATTCCTGCATATTTATTGTATTGGTAAAAACTAATAAACAATAATGAATTATCTTGAAAAGGCACAAACTCACAATTTTTAACTACATCCAAAACATCTTTAAAAATTTTATTTTTGAATTCGTATTTACCTTTATTTAAAGTTGATAAATAATTTATTGTCGTAACTTTTTTCATAGTCACGTTATCACTTTCATCTAAAAAAAGATTTTTCTCCCAGCTATCAAATGATTCTTTTTTATCGTATTGATCGTAGTTAAATTTTGCAATTTGTTTAAAAAGATCCTTTGGTAAAAAATCATTTATAATTAAAGCGC